ATGAAAAAAATAATTAACGGTCTTCTGTATAACACGCAAACTTCTGAAATAATATATGTTGATGAAATGACAAACAGAAAAATATTCAGAACAGAAAAAGGTAATTTTTTCTTGTTTTATCCAAACGGAGAAATAGTTCCCAAAACAAAAGAAGATATAAAAGAGTATTTGGGGCTGAATGATACAGAGAAATATATAGAATTGTTTGGAGATGTGGAGGAAGCATAATGTGGGCAGATCCTAAAACAAATTGGTCTTCTGAATGGAATAGTGAAACATATATAGGAGATTATTTTTTATATACAGATTACAACCGTATTAAAAATAATCTTTTGGAACTAAAAAGCACTGCAGAATCTATGTATAAAATATCATCTTTTAATCTTGGAGAGGATAAGGTTGAAGCAGATCTGATTTATGCCGATGAAGTTACTTTATTTGAAACTACGTTGGCAGAAATTAACAGTTCCACTTTCTTATTTCCTGAACAATTTAAAACATGGAAAGAGAATAAATCGGTTCCAACATATGAAGACTGGAACAGAATAGAATCGTTGCAATTAAAAATATACAATACGTTAGTAGCACAAAGAAAAGCGCAGAACCGACTTGCCTTTACGCTTGGCGGTCAGAAAGGATTTAAGGTGTAATTATGGCAGATTTAAAAACAAACTATGTTGATGATGTATTAGACACAACTAAAAACCAGTTAAGAAAATATCAGCAAATACAAAATGACGATGGAACTGTTTCTTTTGTTGATGTTACCGAATATACGCAAGTAGGAACCTCATTCGGTGCAAAAGACATCAATGATACTAATGCAGCCATAAATGATGTAAATGGCAAGTTAAGCGTACGTTATAATACTGACACTGACACTGTACAGATCCTATATAATGGCACTTGGGTAGATTGGAAATCAGGAGAACAAACTGATATACCTCTCTTTATATCTGGTCAAGGTAGTGTAAATACGGATATAAGTGGCGGATTTACCAAAACGATCGGTAATTATACTGGCAACGTAAATTTAAATGCCATAGTAATGTCTACTACAAATGCAACTAATACGAGTGGTTCATATTCCGTAGTCATAGGATCCGGAAAACTCATAGATCGCACCGTGTATAAAAAAGTCAAATTCCATGCAACCGTTAGCGGAAGTGGTAGTAATAACGCATATGCAAACTTGAATACCGATAAAACAAATTATGGAGATAGACTGGCACCTAAGGACGGTTATCAGAGGATTGTAACTGGTGATAATGTACTGGATATATCCGATGCAGCAAGTAACGGATACCTTTGCTTTTTCCTCGGAGTAAATTCTGGCACCGTATCCGTAACTATAGATAGTATCGTTCTCTGCAAATGAGAATGTTTTTAATAGCACATTTATATGCAAAGTAAAATCCCGCTTACTGTACCATTCATAACGAGTGTAGTTTCAGACCATAACTTAAATGATACATTAACCGATCCATTGTTTAAATTTTTCCATATTTGCGCAGTGTGCGACTGAATGTTTGTACCATTAGTAATTATAAATGCAAATGCATTCTTTCCTTCGGGGATCAAATCGGTGACCACAAGTACACCAGAGGATATCTTGCCGTTTGCTATTTCTATTTTTTCTATGCTCGTTACATTGTTTAACTTGCCATTTACAGAAGTAGTGATATCTGTCGGGCAGAGATTAGAAGCAAAAATAAATCAATCAAAAAGAGCATGACGTAAAAGCCATGCTCTTAATCTCTTTATCTGATTCCCCAGTCACCGTCATTGTTGACGAAATCAACCACATATCCTATCATGTCATCAATAAGATTTTCCGGGAGTATGCTGTTCGGAGACATAAGCGGAACATATCTCCATTTTCTTACACCATCTTCAATTATATGTGTTTTCACGACAATATATATCCCACCATTACTGGTCACAATACATCGTTCACCGTCTTGCGGTTCACGATCCGCTGCAAGGAGAATAATTTCCCCAGGCAGATAAAACGGCATATAGTAGTCGCACGGAATTTTCACACCGATATAAGCCTTAGATTTTATGTCTTCCGGCAAATTTTCTATGCACATGGGTTCCACAGCATTTGTGGTTGCGATAATTCCATTCATAAGTTGTGGATTAAGGACAGAAATATACTTGTGCGATTTTTCAAGACTGAAATAGATTTTAGCTTGGTGACGTATGAAGTAACGGATAAGGTACAGAGAGTGTTCCGGCAGACTGCGGCATATCTTGACAGATTCCAACATCTTATCTTCCATAGTTCCGCAACCTACCAGTTCGTCTACACTGATTCCAAAGGCTCTAGCAAGCGCAACAGCGGTCGATAGCTTCGTGTCGTTAGAATTACCGTATAGTAGTGAATTAAGCGTAGAATAAGGCAAATTAGCTTCATCAGCAAGCTTGTAAACCGTCATGTCCGGTTCATTTAGAAATTCATGGAGATTCCCACGAAAACTTAACATATAATTTACACGGTTGACTGATAGATGTGTCGAAATTTCTTTGATTCGGTCTTTTTTCATCATGTTTTTTATCCCCCTTTCACATGATACACTTGTAACATCCCTTGTTTCAAGGGACTTCAAGTTCTGGCGAGGGCGGTGTTTATTGGCGTTTTCACCGTCCTCTTTTGTTGATATTTTACAACAATAAAAAACGTGAGTCAAATATATTGATTGTTAAGAACATATGTTCTATAATAAGGTGTATCGCTACCAAGTGCGGAAAGATTAAGGGGGTGTACTATGGGGAAAGAAGATTACAAAAAAAGAATAATAGACATGATAAATAAAATAAATGATGCAGGTACTTTAGAATACCTGCATACATTCATAAAACTATTTTTGTCAAAATGGGGTTAAACCTCGTTATTTTTTCTGACCAACATTGATTCTATCATATCCATTACAACTTCTTTATCTCTCTGATCTAGTAATGAATATTTATAATAGAAATCGAAATCTTGTTCAGCTTTCGCAGCAGAATCTTTTCTTTCAAAAGGAACATCGAATCCCATTAACCATGCTTCTGTCACACCAAGAGCCATGCCAAGCATAACCAGTTTATCTTGGCTTGGTTCTACTTTCCCGGAAACATATTGGCTGATGTCTGATTTATTCATCTTAACATCAAATTTTGCACAATACGGAAGCACTTTATTAAGAATATCTACTTGTTTTAAATTCCTTTCTTCCATTATCTGCCGAAGTCTTTGCGAGGTAGTAAACCTTTTCATTTTATATCCCTCCTTTCAAATAAGAATATAACATTATTTGAACAAAAGTTCAATACTTAAAACTTAAAAAGTTAAAATATTTGAATTTTAGGTTGACATACACCGCAAGCAGTGGTAGTATACAAATAGTTAAAAGATTTGAACTTGAAAGGAGGTTGAACAATGACTTTTAACTACAGAAAATTAAAAGGAAGAATAGTGGAAAAGTACTCTAATCAATCAAATTTTGCAGAAGCATTAGGGTGCTCAGAACGTACACTTTCTCTGAAAATGAATGGAAAACGTCCGTGGAAACAGCAGGAAATTCTTACAGCAATTAGACTTCTTGATTTGACCGAGAACGACATACAAGAATATTTTTTTGACACGGAAGTTCAAAACATTTAACTTTTGAAAGGAGAAAAGCATGAAAAAGTCATATGGATATGAAGCTGGAGGTAATAGCATGAATTTGTCCGACAGCGTAGAGTGTATGGCACTTCTGATTGCAGAAGATTGTTGTGGCGGTGAGAAGAGAATCGAAGAAATACAGCAACAGTGTAAAATCCTCGATTCTCTCTCAATGGCACTACTGGCAGTTAAAAAATAGTTCTTATATTGCGCATTGGATTGATAGCTGCTTCACATTTTGCCTGATCCGGTTTTTCTTCCGGCAAAGAATTGACGATTTCTGAATAGTATTGGTAGTACAGGTTCTTAAAATCATCAAAACTTCCGGTATATCCACAAATTTTAGCAATGGCGTAAGCGGATGCGTATTCTTTGGAATCCAATGTAATTCACCTCCTTATATCAGAATAAGGAGAGTATACCACAAATAGGGAGTTAATTGAATGAGTGAAAAAGAAAAAATGGCGGAGGAATTTGCCGAGAGAGGTGAGAAGAGTGAAAACATCAAAAATTGAGATTCACCAGTGTGACGGTGAAGAGGGAGTTTTTACAGAATTACTCATTGACGGTCACAAAATTAACGGTGTGAGAAGCTTCACACTGAAACAAGGGGTTGGGGATGATATTCCTACTCTGACACTTGACCTTAATGCACTTAATATTGCAACGGATATGAGAGTGTTGCGGATTATGCAGGATGGGTTAGGAGAAATCGAAAGCATAAAGCTTAGGAGCAGAGAAATTCCTATCAGCTTTTCGAAAGAATAGGCTCCCATATTTCAGAGAGCCATTCCATTACTTGTTGATGTTTTTGAGAATTGAGCATTGGTTAGGATGGTCGCAACATCCAGTCAAACCTGCATAAATACAATTCAATCTTCCATTTATGGTTTTTCTACTTAAATCCTCTTTAGAGGTTGCATTTATGGAAGAAAATTCAACAGAGTAATTTTTATTTTGCTTATCGCAAAAACCATTGTATACCAAACTATCACCTCCTTATAGGAGAGTATACCACAGAAAGGAGAACAATGAACGAATTACAAACATCAAACATGAAAACACCCATTGAGATTGCACTGGGGATTGATGAAAACGGAATGACTACTGCAAGAGCGTTATACGATTTTTTAGAGTTAGCACAGGGGCAATTTTCACGGTGGGCGAAAACGAACATTACAGAAAATGAATTCGCCACAGAAAACGAGGATTGGGTGCGATTCGACATTGATGTCGAGACACCTACTGGCGGAAGAGTGAAGAGAGATGATTATAGACTTTCCGCTCATTTTGCGAAGAAACTTTCCATGAAAGGAAGTGGAGAGAAAGCAGAACAGGCAAGAGAATATTTTACAAGGGTTGAGGAAAAAGCAAAAGAAATAGTTATTAACCGTTCCCAGTTGTCGCCACAGATGCAAATGGTTATGTCGCTGGCTGAGAGCATGGCACGACAGGAACTGGAACAGAAGAAACAAGCTGAACAGGTTCAGAAGTTGGAAAGTACAGTCACCAACATGAAAGAAATTTTCACAGAGCCTATCGGAGACTGGAAAGCAGACATTAATGCAAAGGTACGCAATATTTCCGCAAAGAGCGGTATTGACTATCAGACACTTTACAATCAGATGTATGGTGAATTGGAAAATGAAGCACATTGTGTTTTAGCAAGGCTTCAGGGCAATAAAATCAAGCGTATGGAAGATGCAGGCAACACAAAAACAGCTATCAAAGAGGGAACTACAAAGATTGCGGTTATTTTTGACAATGTAAGACTGAGAGTAATCTTTGAGAATATCGTAAGGAGATATGCTATGAGGTATTGCGTATGAGAAAAATAGTTGATGTTGTCCTTATGGTTTTCTTCTGGCTATTAGGAATATTCACGGGGGTGATTCTACTCTATGTTATATAGAGACAAAAGAATATTAAAGAAGAGAAATAAGAACCATTGTAAATCAGCTCCTTTAAAAATCAAAATAAAGTTTTGGTTTATTAGAAACGAGGAAATTCTATGGACGATATTTGTTTCTACTATAACCAGTTTAATAGTCCAGTTAGCAATAAAATATTTGATATGAAAAGGAGATTTTGGATTTTATGAGAACAACATTAAAGCTGTTTCTTCCTATTATAATAGCACTCTCCATCACATTTACTTCCACGGCACAGCCATCCGGCAGTTTTATCTCCGAGGAAGCACAGGAATCGTGTATAAAGTACGGTGAGGAATACGGCATCTGCCCGGAACTGCTCATGGCAATGATCGAGAAAGAATCTTCCGGCAGACCGGATGTGGAAAGTGGCGGTTGCAAAGGTCTGATGCAGATATCTGACAGATGGCATAAAGACCGCATGGAGCGTTTGGAAGTGACGGACATCTACTCCGTGGACGGCAATATCCATGTGGGAGCAGACTACTTGTCGGAATTGTTTGAAAAGTACTGTGATGTAGGAATTGTCCTCATGGTTTACCACGGAGAGAAGAACGCAGCTACAAAGACAGAATTAAGTGATTACGCAGACTGGATATTAACCAGGAGCGCAGAACTGGAAAGGATGAATGGAAAATGACGAACAGAGAGAAGTATGCGGAACAGATTATTGACATGGCACTTGATAGTATAGAGATAGCTGTGGACAAAGAAGGAAAGTTATGTGATTGCAATGTAATACGTTGTTCCGATTGTGCATGGAGTGGTAAAAGCAGATGCCGTGAAAGGTTCAAAGAATGGGCGAAACAGGAATATGTAGAGCCTACGGTTGACTGGTCGAAAGTGCCTGTGGACACGAAAGTGTACGTAAGAGATTCCGATAGTGACCCTTGGAAACCTAGATATTTTGCAAAATTTGAAGGTGGGAAAATATTTACATGGACTAATGGTGCTACTTCTTTTTCAAGGAACAGCGTTTGTGATTCCTCATGGTGGAATCAAGGAAAACTTGCGGAGGACACCGTATGAGTGCCAAAAAGCGGTTTACCGTCAAAGGGTGCATCGGAAAGATATTTTACAGTCCGAAAGAATGGGAAGTTGACCGTGAAACAGCATTCTATTACAGAATTGTAAACCGCAATACCGGGAAGAAAAAATGGTTAGGAAAGGAGTATTTTCATGCAGAAACGACAGATTATCCCCATCGTCCGTGCGAATGAGATTCTGATTGCAAGATTGTTAGACGCAGGAATCTTGTATATCGGAGAAGACAACGTGATTCACGTAACAGAAAACTGAAAGCCGGAGGAGTGAGGAAATGGAAAGGAAGATAAGAAAAATCTTGGTAGAACTGGGGCTGAAACAGTACTTGCCGGGATTCCAGTACATCATCGAGGTTGAAACGCTGATGTTTGAGAACCGGAACAGAAGACTTTCTGAAATCTACCGGATTATCGGAGAGAAACACAGCACAAATGAAAAAAGCGTGTATCAGGCGATCAAGTGGGTTGTTGATAAGATGAACCCAAGCACAGAGTTATACAAAGAAATCAATGAGACAGACAAGCCGGTATCAATCTATATGTTTGTAAATTCACTGTATTTATATCTTTGGGAGGAAAGGAAAAATGAGGATTAAGCACATCTTTTTGCAGAATTTCTGCAAGTTCTATGGTTCTAACGTAGTGGACACTGATTTATACGACCGTACAGAAGTTTCCGGTGTAAATGAAACAGGCAAGTCCACGATCAAAAGAGCAATTCAGTATATTTTTGGATGCCGTGACGAGAACGGCAGAGAAATCACCGGAATCAGACCGCACGATAAGGACGGCAATGACATTGACGGAGATATTACCGCAGAAGTTACCGTGGAGATTGACGGTACAGACAAGGTTCTGAAAAAAGTATGCCGTCAGAACTTCAATAAGAAAGGCGAGTTTACCGGAAATGTCACGGATTACTATGTGAATGATATTCCAAAAAAGGCAGCAGATTTTGAAGCATTTTTGGAAGAGAGTGTATGCGGAAAAGATAAGTTTTCACTTTGCATCAATGCCATGACACTTCTGCTGAAAGGTGGCACGGATCAGAGAGCACTTCTCGCTGATATGTTTGGTCAGCACAGCAATGACGATATTTGCGACCAGTTTCCGGAGTTTGAAGCATTAAGGACTGTTCTGCAGGACGGTACGGTTGATGAACTGAAAAAGAGATGCAATACGCAGTTGTACGGCACAAGGGGAAGAAATGGAACCAAGGGCTTGCAGGATCTGTTAGATGAAATTCCGAGCCGTATTGACGAGGTGAGCCGTCAGAGAGTGGATATTGACCTTGCGGAACTGGAACTGAAAAAGAAAGCTTTACTGGATAAGCTGTCAGAGAACATTAAGCAGCAGACAGATACGCAGAACAGCATGAAGTCCTACGATAAGCTTTCTGATGGAATCATTGAGTTAAAAGGTCAGTTGAGCGCATTACAGCAGAAAGCGAATGAAAAACTGGATGCGGACAGAAGAGAGAAGCGCACAACACTGAATCAGATTCAGAATGAGCATCAGAAAGAGTTGCTTAAGGCGGATACCATTCGTGAAGAGATCACGGAACTGGAAAAGCGTATCGCACAGTATGAACAGAAGAGACAGGATTTGAAGAAGAGTTGGGATTTGAACAAAAGCCTTAAATTTGATGAAAATTCTCTGATCTGTTCCTACTGTGGACAGGAATATCCGGAAGAGAAAAAAGAGCAGTTAAGAACGGAGTTTGATACGCATAAGGCACATGAACTGGAATTGATTACCAAAGAGGGTTCTTCCTGTGCTGACCATATCAAAGCGGATCAGGAAGAACTGGAGCATAAGCGTGAGGAACTGAAAAAGACCGAGGATGAAGTGGAGCGGTTGGAAAAAGAGATTGCCATTGCCGATAATGCATTAAATTCCATTCCGGCAAGCGTGGATATTTCCAACACAGAAGAATACAAAGCTATCCAGTCACAGATTGCTGAGAAAGAAGCTTCCATGAACAAATTCACTGACATGAATCTTCTCAGAATCCAGTTAAAAGGTGATGAAGAGCAGATCCGCAATGATATTTCTGTGGTTGATAAGTCTTTGGCGAGTGTAAGCATTAACGAGAGTGTGGATAAGCGTATCACAGAACTGGAACAGGAGCGAAAGAACATTGCACAGAAGATTACGGATGTGCAGGCACAACTTGAACTTTTAAAGAAATTCAGCCGGAAGAAGAACGAACTGTTGGAAGCTGATGTGAATAAATACCTTTGCTTCTGCACTGTGCGGATGTTTAGACCTCTTGTGAATGGTGACACGGAAGAATGTTGTGACTTTACATACCGTGGAGAGCCTTACAGCCGGAACATGAACCACGGAGCAAGGATCCTGACAGAGATTGACATTTGCAATGCGTTTCAGAAGCGGTGTGGTGTGGAATTGCCTATTATGGTTGACGATACCGAGAGCCTTGACCCTTGGAAGATTCCTGATGTTGACAGTCAGTTGATTATGTTCCGCAGAAGTGATGATGCGAGCTTGAAAGTGGAGGAAGCGAAGAATGAGTAATGAAGCAGAGAAACGCTACATTGTCGAGCGTGAGTTTGAACACGTAGGGTATAAATGCGTTGTGATATTTGGAAATATGGCTCACAGGTGCGGATATGTTGGCATTCCAAAGAATCATACGTTATACGGAAAAAATTATGATTACCATCTTGAAATTAAAAAATCAGATATTTGGGGCAGAGAAGTAAGTGGCATTTTCCCTTTGCTTGGTGCTTGTATTGATAAAGATGAAAGAATTCGAATTGAAGCATATTTCCAGTGTCACGGAGGTATTTCATATTCAGGTGGTGGAACAAATTCAAATTATCCTATCAAAAGTGATTTATGGTGGTTTGGGTTCGATTGCGGTCACGCTGGAGATAAGGCGGATTTGGATTATGCAATACAGAAATTCCCAAGCCGTAAAGAAATTTATCAGATGCAAAAAATGATAGAAAGTAAATTTCCTGTTGGTGTCGATGTCGTTCGTTCAGAAGAATATGTTGCTGATGAATGTAAGAAGTTGGCGGAGCAATTGAAAGAGTTTGAAAGGAATGAAGAGAATGCAGATTAAGAAAGAAACAGTCATTTCTGTTCTGACAACAAGCGGAGAAACAATCAATGCCGGTGACACCGTGATATTCAATTTTGATGACAAGTGTTGCGTGGGTGTGTACCTGGGACTTTCAGACCGTGGAGCCTTGAAATTCAAAGGAAAGATTGCTGATACAGATGTGACATTCCATGTGATGCCTAGAAGCATCAAGGAGATTTACAAAGCTGATGTGACAGTGCATCAGGGAGTTGCAAGTGGATTTATGAATGAGCCGGAAAGCGAGGAAAAATAATATGAGAAAATCTAATGTTTTGAAGATGCAGAGAGTTTTTATTCCCAAGGTTGGAATTTTTGATAAGAGCCTTTCTTTTGAGAATGGAATTTACGTTGTCCGTGTCGATGACAAGGTTTACAAGGAAACTGCTAATGAGTTGTTTGCTGTGCAGGCATTCAATGAGATTTAGGAAGCGAGGAAGAATAGCATGGGATTTACAGAGGTTTTAACGATCGTTTTCATTGCTCTGAAGTTACTTGGAGTGATTAGCTGGTCATGGTGGCTTGTACTACTGCCGGAGATTTTAGCATTTGTTGTATATGCAATCATGGTGATTTCGGCTGTTGTGGTTAATGTAAAGTTCAGAAATTCAATGGAAGATTTTGACAGAAAGTGGGGACTGTAAGATGGTAAAACGTAAATTTAAGGTTGGAGAAAGATACAAAAGCGGATATTTTGCAGACAATGATGCAGTAATTGAAATCACAGAAATCAGTGGTGGCACTGTTTTTTACAAAGATGTAGTTGGGGAAAGCATTGGTTTAAAACATTTCCAAATAGGTTCTATATTCTCTGCCGCTTTAGAAAAAGTAGACACAACTATTGTCATCTACCGCAATGACAACAAAGTAGTTGCGCTGGACAAGTCCACTGGCGAGAAAGCAGAAGCAAACTGCAATCCTGCTGATGAATTTGATTTCCGTACTGGTGCTAAGTTGGCTTTTAATCGGCTGATGGGCGAAGATGCGAAGCCTGATAACGGTGTCCGGGAGGTTAAGAGAAAAGCTAAAGTCGGTGAGTACATCAAGGTTGTTTATGCGATGCCTTGTTTGATTCCTTATAAAAACGGAGATATTTTCAAAGTAAATTGCGTTACGACATCAGGATGTATTTGCAAAAAATCTGAGGAAAATGTTGGTTTATGGCACAAAGAGTATGTTGTCCTCGAAAACTACGAACCGGAGAAAGAACCGGAGAAGAAAGACGAAATCTGCGTGGGAGATACCGTAAAAGTCACGAATACCAGTAAGCAGTACAACTTATACGATACATGGAGTGGTCTTTTAGGATACAAACAGAATTTTGTAATAGGTTCTGATGTTAAAAATGAAGACGAATACAAAGTTTTAAGAATTAAAAAACATGATAGGTTTGCAAGTACTATTGCACTGATTCAGAATCCCAAGACAACCCAGGTATTCATCATAGGAATTGACGGCATCAAGAAGGTAGAAAGGTAGGTAGAAACATGGCAGACGAAAAGAAGCAGGAAGTAATGACACAGGAAAAGGCAGAGGTAAAGGAAAGCAAGAATAAGGTTACAGATTACAGTCTTGGGATTTTTGGAACATCCGACAATTTTATTATGGCAATGCAGATGGCAAAGGCACTGGCTGATTCAACGATTGTTCCGCAGACATATCAGAAAAATCCGTCTAACTGTTTGATTGCCATTGAACAGGCACAAAGAATGCACATTAGCCCTCTGATGGTTATGCAGAACCTTTATCCGATACAGGGAAGACCTAGTTGGAGCAGTAAGTTTTTGATTGCCTCTATTAACGCAAGCAGAATGTTTGACATGGAGTTGCAGTATGACGAGGTAAAGGATAAAGATGGAAAGCCTTATTCATGCGTAGCGTGGACTATGAAAAACGGTCGCAGAGTTGAGGGTATGGAAGTCAATATGCAGATGGCAAAGGACGAGGGATGGCTTGGGAAAAATGGAAGTAAGTGGAAAACCATGCCACAGTTAATGCTCAGATACAGAGCGGCATCGTTCTTCTCTAGTCTGAATTGCCCGGAACTGACAATGGGTATTTACACAAAAGAAGAAATCGAAGATGGAGACTTCAAGGAATATCCGATGGAACCCATTCAGGAACAGGTTCACAGGGAGATTCAGAATAATGCAAACACTGTTGAGTTTGAGGAAGTACCGCAGACACCGCAGACCGCAGAGACGGACATTGCCAGCGCAGAGACGCCGGATTGCTTTAAGTAGGGAGGACACCATGAGAATTATTTCACAGGACGGTAGAACTGATATTCCATATGAAAATTTTTGCTTTGGAATTACAAAAGATAATTCCATTGTTGCGATAAGAGATACCATTGCCAGACCCTCAGAAATTGCGCATGGCGTTGTAGCTACATATTCCAAAGAAGAAAAATCGAAGAAAGCTATGGAAATGCTTAGAAAAGCATACGTTGGTATGCCGATTCTTTTTCAAAATGTTGAAATTACAGAAGATGTGGTAAAACAGTTTGAAAAATTGAAAAATAGTGGAATTATAGTTCAAACCATGAACAATGAGCCATCAAAAGTTGAATATGTAAATAACTGCATATTTCAGTTTCCAAAAGATGACGAAATTGAGGTAGAAACATGAAGCTAAAATGTTTAGGATCCGGTTCTTCAGGTAACTGCTATCTTCTAACGGCAGATAACAGTGAAACACTTTTACTGGATGCAGGACTCCCTATCATGGACATAAAACGTGGTCTTAACTGGGATATTAAGTGTGTTGTGGGTGCGATATGCACCCATACGCACAAAGACCACTCATTATCCGTATCAGACCTTAAACACATGGGAATACCAGTATTTAAGCCATATGAGAGTTTAGAACCTATGGAAATATGCTTTACTGGTGGAAAAATAATGGCATTTGATCTTACTACACTGGATGGTAAGTGGACACATACCAACGCTGATGGTTCAGAATGCCATTGTTATGGATTCCTGATTACTCACCCGGAAATGGGGAAATTGCTTTATGTAACTGACACGGAATTTGTTAAGTGGCGGTTCCATGAATTAAACCACATCCTTATTTCATGTAACTATCAGAAGAAGTACATTACAGAGGATTCCAACGATGCTAAGAAATCCCATGTGTACCGTGGTCATATGGAACTGGAAACAGTAAAGGAATTTGTTCTTGCGAACAAATCAGATGCCTTGCAGAACGTCATATTGTGCCATTTAAGCCGTGATAATTCTGATGCCAAAGAATGTGTCACAGAGGTAAAAAAGATTGATCCATTGGCGAATGTGGACTATGCGGTAGCAGGCAAGGAATGGATTTTACAGAATGGAAAGGAGTGTCCGTTTTGAGTAACTGGAAGAACATTCAGAAAGCGAAAGCTATTGAAACTAAGAATCGTGAAAGAATACTGGCGGTCAATCCACACGTGGACGATGGAAGTGGAATTTACTTTCTGACAAGAACAGACGAGGATGGATTCCGTTTTGCGTATGTGGGGCAGGCGGTACATATCTTGCAGAGACTGTCCGGACACCTTAATGGGTACCAGCACATTGATTTATCCATGAAGAGCCACGGATTATATTCTGTGGAAAATATATACGGTTGGAAAATCGGATTCTTACATTATCCGGTAGGAGAACTGGACAAGTGGGAGCAGTACTGGATTAAGCGTTATGCGGACGAGGGTTATCAGCTTCGCAACAAGACAGCAGGCGGTCAAGGTGATGGAAAGAAGCAGATAGCAGAGTACCGACCGGGAAAAGGTTACCGTGATGGACTGGCACAAGGCAGAATAAACCTTGCAAGGGAACTGTCGAACATTGCCGACAAGCATCTGGTTATCAGTTTGAAGCCTGAGAAGCAGAACAATTCCGTGTCGCAAAGACAATTTGTTCGGTTTATGGAACTTTTGCATGGAGAAAAGGACGGTGAAAGTAATGAATAAAACAGACTATGAAGTACTTTTACAATACGTTGAAGAAACTGACAAGGAGTTTTATGAATCTCTTTCTACTCAAAAACAAATTATGTATCTTTGCTATCAATATGGAACTGAATCTTTTAAAAAATACTTATTTAAGTATAGATTTCAGCAAGTCTGTAATAAATTAAAGGAGTTTTTCAGAAAATGGTGAAATACGAAGGTGAATGCTGCGGATGTGCTGCTGGAAATTATCCTTGTATTGGATCTGCTTGTTCCAACCTCCATGTGAAGCATCTGTACTGCGATAAATGCGGTGAAGACGTGGGAAAACTCTATGAATTTAACGGCAAGGAATTGTGCGGTGACTGTGTTTTGAAAGAATTTGAGGTTGTTGAATAGGAGGTTGATATGGAATACATATATGGTGCAATTTTTGCTTGGATATTTATTAGTTTTTGCTTCTTTATTTTAGAATCAGTTGGAATTATAGATTGCTTTATGGAAAGCAAAGCATTATGGATTTTGTTTGCTCCCATGATTTTCCTTGCGATATTTATTTATCCTATTTCAATTTATAAAGAAACCAAATTTAAAATGTCAAGGCAAAATTTTAGTGAATTGGAAAAATGCAATTTTATATACAAAAAGATTAGTAAAAATGTATACCTTTGCAGATGGTATGGAAGTAAAAAACATCATCCTATTTTATATCATTTTATTATTCCGTTTTATATAAAAATAAAATGATAAATCACGGAACTTGGAGGTGATACATAAAATGCCAAAACGATATGACAATCCGCAGGAAATTTTGAAAATTATGCGGAAGACAGAACTTTTGAAGCAGTCTGCGGAGAGAAGTCCATTCACCGGAATACTGACACTGTTCTGCTATACCTTGTGGAAAGACTATAAGTACTCACAGACGAGACTTTCCGACTTTTGCGGTAAATTCACCGAATACAATGAAAAGTACGAGAATGAGCCTTATACGGAGTTACAGAGTAGGCTTAACGATTTTGCAGACTGGACGATTGAGTACAAGGAATTTACCGAAGCTGATTATCCACATTACAAGTCGGTTGTAGCGCAGAACTGCATACGTGAACAGGTCAGATGTAACAATCTTATCAATGAGTTGTCCACAAGGTACATCCTATATGGAATGGTAATTCTTATGGAAGATGGATTCGGAAAGAAGAAGCTGACGAATTTCAAGGATAAGTTTTCTGACCACATGGACAAAGCCGGAGACAAGTGCAACGGAAAGGATTTCATGGACTTGTGGAGAGAACTGGTGGAAAACACCGGGATTTATATTGAGAAGCCTATATTTGACTAAGGAGTTCTAAATGGCAGAAAAAAGAATGTTCAGCGCAAAAATAATTGAGAGTGATGCTTTTTTGGATATTCCTGCTACGGCTCAAATGCTTTATTTTCACATCTGCATGAACGCTGATGATGACGGATTCGTGAACAATCCACGGAAAATCATAAGGATGTGTGGTGCATCTGATGATGATTTGAAGATACTGATAGACAGCAGATTCCTTTTATCTTTCGACAGTGGTGTCGTGTTGGTGAAGCACTGGCGCATTCACAACTACATTCCACCGGATCGTTACAAGCCGTCATGCTATGTGGATGAAAAAGGAAAAGTCGGCTTAAAGCAAAACGGAGCATACACCACAGACCCTAAAAAGATGGTTTCCCCAGTAGAGGGAAATCCGAAAAAGAGTTGTTACGACAAAGAAATCAAACTTGATAAGAGGTGATATAAATGCAGATGACAGGTTATGAATTGTTGGCGAATTACGAAAAAGCAGAGGACAAGGATAAACAGATTCAGATTCTTTCGGATTTGAACCATATTCCGGTTGACATGGTGTGTTTTGTGATTGACAACAGAGAGAAATTCGATGTTTCAGAAACACCATTGTCCGCAGAAGAATTTGCAAAGTGGTGCGAGACGGAACTTGACCGTGTGGATGCTAATATCCATGCACAGGAAAAATATTACAGAGAAATTTGCAATGTATACGGAATCGCAAGTACATACGGAAAAAGGAGTGTAGTTGTATGAGAGAGGGAACAGGAAACTTTCAGAACGGTGACTTACTCTACATGGCTACACATCCGGTTGCTGATGCTATTAGAATCGGACGCACAAAGCCGTATGACTGCAGCTATCCAGTGATGGCGGAGAGACCGAGGATCTCGGAAAGGAGTAAGGATGGAGAGATTAACAACTAACAAGAATGTATCAGATATGGGAATGGTTGAACTGGCACTTAATTGCTGTTACATAGCAAAGGATGGAAGTGGCAGATACAGAGATTATGAGATTGATATAGACGAAAGAGATTTTGTAAGAAAACTCACAACTACTTTGGTAGGAGAAGATTTGCCATTGCAAGACGAATCTTTTGACGAAGAAATGATGGACAACCTTGGTATTGACCCGTTTGCAGACGTAAGAGGTCTGATTGCGATATTCTACCGAAACATGTGGGCAATGGCAGAGTTGAGGGAAAAGTTGAAACGCTACGAGGATGCCGAGGAACAGGGGTTTCTCTTGCGGTTACCGTGCGAGGTGGGAGATACATTATATTGTATAACTCCATATGTAAAAGAACCGATTATTACAACACACGTTTTACAAATGAATATCAAGCAGTTTTACAATAAAAGAATCATTGTAAGAATTGATACCATGAATAAAATGGGTGAAAGCTGTTATTTCTTAGATGATATAGGTAAAAAAATATTTTTATCCAGAGAGGAAGCCGAAGCCAAGCTGGCAGAAATGGAGAAAAAGCATGAAGTTTAGAGAATTTATTAGATGGTGCAATGAAAGAGCAAGTGACGGATGTTGGGGAATGCTTGAAGCTATAACCTGTATTAGCATTATGCAGGAAGTAAGAGAACAGCATTTTTGGAAAAGAGAAAAATATTGGAAAGAAAAATATGAAAAAACCGTATTGAACGAAATTGTTGATCCAATAGAAAAAATGCTTGCAGAAATGGAAGGTGCGGAATGAAGATAGAAGAAGCTATTTACTGCTTAAAGGCTCAGAGTGAACGGTACTCAGAGGTTTGTGAAGAATGTCCTATGTACGGAAAAACAGGAGTAGATCATTGCTGTGAGGAAGCATTACAAATGGCAATCACCACCTTGCAGAATCAGCCGGTGTGGATTCCAGTAAGCGAGAGACTGCCGGAGGAACTTGTACCAGTTAATGTAACATGGATAAACAGAAACCCGGAACCGTATTACAAAGACATAAAAGATGTTCCGTTTGCGAATACTGCGGTTTATTGCAATGGAAAGTGGTACTGGTGGTCATCCACTTGCGTTGATTATCTCAAAGAATACGGTAAATGCGATTGGGAATTAGTGGACAAAGATATTGATATTACAGCCTGGATGCCACTGCCGGAGTCGTACAGGGAAAGTGAGGTAGGAGATGGCGAAGTGTAATAACTGCAAGAATTTAGAAACAAAGGATAATGGTTTTGATGCGTACTCATGGTGCGAGAAAATCAACGACTGTCCACATGAGGACATAGAAAGAGACTGCGAGCACTACGTACCTATGATCAACGCAGACCGGATCAGGAGCATGACTGACGAGGAGTTGGCGATGGAGCTATTATGTGTACTGCGGAATTTAAGAAAGAAAGTGAGGAATGAGGATGCAGGATAGATATTTATTCCGTGGAAAGCGGATTGATAACGGGGAATGGGTAATTGGAAATCGTATTGATGATGGTGTAACAGGGCAAGTATTTATTCATACAGTTGGTAACTCGGTAAATGAGAGTGATAAGGTCGGAGAAGAAGGATGTTTGCAGTTTGTGGCATTTGAGGTAGCCCCAGCCACAATCTGCCAGTGCACAGGCGTGAAAGACAAGAACGGTAATCTGATTTGGGAGAATGACATTGTTGCTTACTGGGATTCATACAGTACAGAAAGCGGACTGGCAGAAGCAGATTGCATCGGTAAAGTCGTATGGGATGATGAAACAATTTCCTTCCAAGTGACAAACAGATTATCTGCTGAAAGCTATGAAGTTTTAGGTGATGAATGTTCAGTGATTGGGAATGTATTTGACAATCAGGAACTGTTGGAGGAGTAATATGGCGACATGCAAACGCAAAAATCGTAATTGTCGGTATGAGTATAATCAAAATTCTTACCAGTGCAAGAAATGTATTGAGGAAAAATTAAATCAATATCCGATTACTTGTGAAGATTGTCATTACGGTGGTTGGGGAATATGCAATAAAAGAGGTAAGAATCAGCGGAGAATGAGACCTTGTGAGGATTTTAAATGGAGTTAAGGAGAGTAGCCATGACGGAGAATGAAGCAATCAAAGAACTTGAGACATCTATTGATTTAGCCAAAATGTGTACACAAAATTACGAGAGAAAAAACGAAATCCAAGGTTACGAGATGGCAATCAAGGCACTGGAAGAGGTACAGCAGTACCGAAAATACAAAAATAAATTTAGAGAAATCTATGGAGATTGTGAAGATGCATTAGATGTTATATTAGATTTACTAACCAAATATGAGATGCCAGAACTAAATGGGAAAGCAGATTATAAATTGCGATTGCTTACAGACAAAGACGCTGATAAGTGGGACGCATACCGCCAGATCGGCACGGTGGAAGAATGCCGTAAAGCTGTGGAGAAGCAGACAGCAAAGAAACCGGATTACGAGGGAGACGGATTCTCGGACGGACAACTTGTATACGATACATGGATTTGCCCTTCCTGCGGTAAGCATTATGAGGTTGATTATGATAGATATGATTATTGCCCGAATTGCGGGCAGCGCATTGATTGGAGGGATGAAGTATGAGTGAAGAATTAAAGCCGTGCCCGTTTTGCGGCGGAAAAGCAATGTTCTTAACCATTACAAATAAGTCATCACATTCGGCTGTTGGGGTAATGTTCAAAATCAAATGTATGAAATGCGGAACAGAATTTCCAAAAAGCTATGAATGTGAGATGTACATGGATCAGGACGGAGGCATCAGAACAGGGAAAGACGAGCGAACAAAAGCAATTACAGATTGGAACAGGAGGGCGAACGATGAAAATACTAATTGATATTCCAAAGGCATTTGAAGTGGACTATAACACAGACCGATTTGCAGAGTTCTTCCAGCGTTGTCTTGCGGATATGAATACCTGCTGTGGTAACTATGAGTCGGAAACCGCAGTGATGATGGAAAAGGCATTTACAGAAAGTAAGATCTACGACCAGAACAAGGTTGTGAAGCAGTTGGAAGAACGCACAGCATTCCTGAAAGACTGTACGAAGTATGGAAATAAGACAGCAGATCAGCAGTCAAAATCCTACGACACTATGATGATGTACGAAGTCAAGGATTTGGTAGATGAATTGTTGGAGATTGTAAAGGAAGGTGGAACAGATGCAGAGCATTGATTACGCCGACCTATATGCCGATAATGCGGACTTTAAACGCTACGTTGACAGATATTGCATCAAGCACAGAATCAGCGTCGCAGAAGCCTTACAGCATTATCTGGTGCAGATGGCGGGCAGGATGTACAAGGAGCAGGCAGAAACGATTTTAAGAAAGGAATAACGAATGCCCGGTAAACCGGGTTGGTGCGCAGTGAATAGAGGTGGCGTACCGAAAAATTACAACACCGTGGCTATAAGGCTTATTGATAAGCGTATGTAGAGCAAACGAATGGTGATCCACGATACAGCATTTGTAGCGTGGTGTTATGGCAGAAAAGCTAAAGGTATGTTGGATCAGCGCAGGAGTATCATCCTTTATGGCGGGATACCTTGCAGGAGATGTTGATAAGTGGATTTACATTGACATTGCCGATCAACATGAGGATAGCATGAGATTTATCAGAGATTGCGAAAAGGCAATCGGAAAAGAAATTGATGTACTTAGATCTACGGAATATGGATGTGTGGAAGATTGTGTCCGAGCGTTCGGAGGGTTCCGCAGCGCAGGCAACGGATTTGCCCCATGCACGAACTGGCTGAAAAAGCGTGTCCGTAAGCAATGGGAGCAGGAACATAAACAATACGACCTGACTTATGTGTGGGGATTCGACCTGAAAGAGCGCAACCGGGCAGAGCGGACGGTAGAATCTAATCCACAAGCGGAGCATGAATTTCCGCTGATCGACCGGAATCTGTCAAAGGAAGAGGTTCACGGGCTGTTTGAGAGAACGTTTTCTTTTCCCCGACCGAAGATGTATGACCTGGGATATCCGAACAATAACTGCATCGGATGTGTCAAGGGTGGTATGGGGTATTGGAACAGGATCCGCAAGGACTTCCCGGAAGTGTTCGAGAGCCGGGCACAGTTGGAACGACTGGTTGGATACTCCATTCTGAAAGAGAGTGACGGGACGCCGTTATATCTCGATGAACTGGATCCAAACCGTGGAGACATGAACACAGAAATATTCCCAGATTGTGGAATCATGTGCTATTTAGCACAGAAATAAGAGAAAGGAGCCGAGACTCTGGCCAGAGTGAAGCATATGCGGTCTCCTTGAAAAATGAAAAAAATAAAATGTGAGATTTACAGAGATTCAATGCAGAACTATAAGAAATATGCCATACCTCCGGCACAGCTTATCATTGCCGATGTCCCGTATAATGTAGGCAAGAATTTCTACGGAAGTAACCCTATGTGGTACAACGGCGGGGATAATAAGAACGGTGAAAGTAAGCTGGCAGGTAAGGCGGCATTCAATTCTGATTTCAACTTCAATCTGTATGAGTATTTCCATTTCTGCTCAAAGATGCTGAAAAAAGAAGACAAGAATAGCGTTACCAGGGGAAGAAGTAGCAACAGTCCTTGCATGATCGTGTTCTGCTCTTTTGAGCAGATTCCTATACTGATTGATGCCGCCTATAAACATGGATTCATACATTACATACCGTTGGTATTTGTAAAAAATTACAGTCCGCAGGTGCTTAAGGCAAATATGCGTGTGGTTGGTGCCACAGAATATGCTCTTGTGTTCTACCGTGACAAGCTGCCGAAGTTCCGGAACGGTGCAAAGGTTGACGAGGAAGGAAAGACGATCCGTGGCACTGGGAAAATGATTTTTAACTGGTTCAGTTGGGAGAAAGACGGAAAAGATATTCCGAAAATTCATCCAGCACAAAAGCCTGTAGCAGTCCTTAAAAAGCTGATTGAGATTTTTACAGATCCCGGTGATGTAGTGATTGATCCTTGCTGTGGCAGCGGTAGTACCTTAAGAGCAGCCGCAGAGATCGGGAGAAGTGCATTCGGATTTGAGATTGACCGCAATTTTTATCAGAGAGCCAAAAATGAGATGATTGTCTTTGAAAGATATAATCAGATTAGTTTTGAGGATATTCCGGGGGTGATGCCGTAATGGATTTTGGATATTACAACATGGATTGCATGGATGGGATGAAAGAGTTCCAGGATGGTTACTTTGACCTTGCGATTGTGGATCCACCGTATGGCTTACATGAGCATGGTGGCAAAAATAGGAATACATTTGTTAAGCAGAAAAATGGAACAAAAACATACGTAAAGGACGGTCAGTACGAAAACAGAGGGTGGGACAATGAGCCACCCTCTAGGGAATACTTCGAGGAATTGTTTCGGGTATCCAAAAATCAGATTATATGGGGATGCAATTACTTTGATTTTACTTTGGCTGGTGGTCTTATCGTATGGGATAAATGCAATGATGGTTCTGATCAGTCGGATGCAGAGGTGGCATTCTGCAGTCTGACTAAAAGGATAGACATATTCCGGTATATGTGGCGTGGAATGTTCCAGGGAAAGTCCATTACTGAAGGAACTATTCAGCAGGGGAATAAGGCATTAAATGAAAACCGTATCCACCCTACACAAAAGCCGGTAGCACTATATGAATGGCTCCTAAACCGCTATGCAAAGCCCGGAGACATTATCTTGGACACTCATGTAGGCAGTGCCAGCAGCTTGATAGCCTGCTACAGAACCAACCATCCATATGTTGGATTTGAACTGGACAAGCATTATTATGATTTGTCCAAAAAGAGATTAGATGCAGAAATGGCACAAATGCGATTATCTGATTTTATGCCGGAGGTGATGCCATGAAAAATAACATTATCATTGACTGCTTTGCCGGTGGCGGCGGCGCAAGCGTAGGAATAGAAATGGCACTTGGAAGATCTGTTGACATTGCCGTAAACCACGATCCGCAGGCTATACGGATGCACATGGTAAACCACCCTGACACATTGCATCTGACAGAGGATATTTTTAAGGTAGATTTGCAAAAATATGTTGGAGATCGCCATGTGGCTCTGATGTGGGCATCACCTGACTGTACAAGCCATAGCAAAGCAAAGGGCGGGCAACCACGCAAAAAAGGATTGCGGATACTTCCCTGGGCGGTGTACAAGCACGCAAAAGTGCTACTGCCAGATGTAATCATAATGGAGAATGTTGAAGAGATACAACAGTGGGGTCCGCTGGATGCAGACGGTCACCCGATACCGGAACGCAGGGGAGAGGACTACCGTAAGTTTATTACAGCAATGACCTCTCTTGGATATGATTTCGATAGTCGGGAACTTGTGGCTGCGGATTATGGGGCACCTACGACACGGAAAAGATGGTATGCAATTTTCCGGCGGGATGGAAATAAAATCGTCTGGCCAGCACCTACATACAGTAAAGATGGGATACTGCTACCGAGATGGAAAGAATGCGGTGACTATATTGACTGGTCTGATCTTGGAACATCCATATTTGAGCGTAAGAAGCCACTGGCGGCGGCTACAATGGACAGAATCGGTAATGGTGTGAAAAAGTACATAATTAATAATCCACATCCGTATATCGTCAAAAGTAAGGATGCACTGGCATTTATCATCCAGTATCACGGTGAAACCAGGCAGGGGGATTCCCGGGGACAATTCCTTACGGATCCTATCAAGACTATTGATACCAGCAACCGGTACGGATTGGTAACCGCATTTGTCACAAAGTTTTATAAGACCGGGATCGGGCAGGGGTGTGACGAGCCACTGCATACGATCACCACTTCCCCTGGACATTTCGGACTTGTATCTGCGTTTATGGTCAAATATTACGGAACCGGTTGTGGTCAGACATTGGATAAGCCGCTTGGGACCATTACCACAAAGGATCGGTTCGGACTGGTGAATGTTCTGATTGAGATTGATGGAGAGCAATATGTTATAAAAGACATTTTTCTGCGGATGCTGAAGCCGGAAGAATTGAAGCTGATGCAGGGATTTCCCGATGATTATATCATTGATAGGGATATTGCAGGAAAAACATATCCTATTGTGGAGCGAGTGGCAAGGATAGGTAACAGCGTAGTGCCGGTTATGGCAGAAGCACTGGTATCTGCAAACTGCAGTGATCTCCGAATAGGAGAGCGTACACCGAACATGAGAATAGAAGCAGAGCAGACCGGGCAACTTCGATTTGCGTAGGAAGTGAAATCAGGAACTAAAAAATTTGAGTTTCCATTTGAGTTGTTTTAAATAAGTTAAATTAGAAAGTAGGTAAAAAGATGTTTGATACTTATAGCCCAACACAAAAAGTAAATGTAAATGCGGTTAGCGGAACATTATCAAAAACCTATAAAGATAGCTATTTTCAGTGTTGTCAAAGAGGAAGTAGAAAATTTGATGACATTGTAAATAAAAGACATGTTGTTATATTGCAGGCAATGATTATGTCCAATGATTATGTGATGTTTGAAGTTATTTCGCAAAAAGATTTTGAAAAAATAGCTGAAAATTAGGATTTAGTGGAGGAATGCTATGGATAATGAGATTATTTCCTTCGATTTGGTAAAAATCGAGCGAGGAAGAGAAAAGCTGTGCAAATGCGATCCACCCCATTACGAGGTTGATACGGTAAACAGGATCGTAAGTTGTCAGGATTGCGGTGCTACGGTAGATGCCTTTGATGCTCTGCTTGCACTGGCTAGGCGGTATGAGCTGTTGGAGGATGAACAGCGGAAAATGATATCTAAAGCTAAGCTATACGGAGCAATGGCAGATGCGGAATTTAGGCGGATGCGGAGGAATAAAACATTCCGGGACATGGACGAGAATCGCAGAAAAGGTTTATATCCTATATGTCCTAAATGTGCGGAAGTGATTGATCCGGTAGATATCCGGGAATGGACACGCATCTGAGCTGAAAGAGGATATAAAATGTCACGACTTATAATATATCAGTCCGGTAGATTAAGTATTTAGTGGAGGAACGGAATATGGAAAAAACAAAAATAGATTGGTGTGATAGTTCATGGAATCCGGTTACCGGATGTCTTCACAGCTGTAAATATTGCTACGCAAGAAGCATTGCAAATAGATTTTCTGGTGGTGGAGAGAAATGGACGGATGATGCGCTGATAGAACTGAATGATCGTATTTATTTCGATGAATCAGAGAAGGCTGAAGCGTATCCATATGGATTTAAACCTACACTGCATAGATACAGGCTTAATGAATACGAGAAAAAGAGCGGAAGGAATATTTTTGTATGCTCTATGGCAGATATTTTTGGTCATTGGGTTCCTGATTCTTGGATTGAGGAAGTTTTTTCTGCCTGCGCAAAAGCACCGCAACATAATTATCTTTTCCTGACAAAGAACCCGGAAAGATTCGTTGATTTACAGAATAATGGAAAGCTGATTGTAGCTGACAATATGTGGTATGGTGCAAGTGCAACAAACGAAGATCAGCTTGAACTTGCAGCAAAAGCATTTTCAAAGTTAAGTTGCCAAACAAAGAATTTTTTAAGCGTTGAACCGATACTTGAAGACGTTACTGTGTCTAAATACTGGGATTATCACATGGATGCTCACCTTGTAGATTGGTTAATCGTTGGAGCAGAGACAGGACACAGAAAAGACAAGGTGATTCCTGAAAGAGATTGGATAAGATCTATTACATTTGATTGCTACGATGAAAGTATTCCGGTGTTCATGAAATCCAGTCTTGCGGATATATGGCGGAATCCATTGGTACAGGAATTCCCGAAGGAATTACTACGGTAAACTGAAATTTAGAAAAGGAGACTGGCTTATGAAGTTGTCAAAACTGACTAAGCCAGAACTTGAAGAAATCTTCCGGAACGCCAATTTCACGGAAGAGGAAGAGAAAGTGTTTTGGGATTTGTCTAAAGGAATTTCTCAAAAAGAAATATCCTTTAGACATTCCATTTCTGTAACTACTGTAGAAAGAAGAGTAAGGTCTATAAAAAATAAACTTAAGCGGTTAGAAGGTGATAGATTTGGAACTTTCTGATATGGAAATATTGCAATATGCCGTTAGCAATGGTATGATTGACACGGAATCTTTGCAAAAAAGCATTGAAATGAAAAAGAAAGAGGAGTATCTGAAGAAACACCAATACGCAATCAACAAAGGCAAAGACGGATACTGGAGAACTTATTTGCCAGATGAAGAAAAAGGAAGGAGACTTGTAAAAAAGAAAAGCGAGGAAGATATCAAAGAAGAAGTTATTGAGTTTTACTACCAAAAAGAGCAAAATCCAACAGTTACAGAAGTGTTTTACGAATGTGAAGACCGGAGATTGTCTCTTAAAAAGATATGTAAAGCAACATACGACAGAGACGAGAGATATTTTCTCAGACACTATGGAGAGTTGGGAAAGCGAAGAATAAAATCAATATCAGAAGATGAATGGGGGGATTTTTTAGAGGAAGAAATTGCCGATAAAGAGTTGACACCTAAATCATTTTCCGGTCTAAAAGGAATTACAAGAACATTTCTTAAAAGAGCGAAAAAACGCAAACTTATTGATTTTAATATCGTAGAACTGTTTGATAATCTTGACGTATCTGATAGTGATTTTAAAAAAGTAATAAAAGAAGACTATGAAGAAGTATTCGACGAATATGAAACTGATGTAATGATTAAGTATCTTGTCAGCCACCTTGATACTTCTAATGTTGCGATATTGCTTATGTTTTTAACTGGCGTACGTATCGGAGAAGTTGTAACATTAAGGCATTCCGATTTTTCTGATAATACTTTTAACGTTCGCAGAACGGAGACGAAGTATAAAGATGAAAACGGAAACAATGTTGTTGAAGTAAAAGAGTATCCTAAAACCAAGGCAGGAATCAGAACAGCAATTATACCAAGTGATTATGTATGGATTTGCGATAAAATAAAACACATGAATCCGTTTGAAGATTACATTTTTACAAAAAATGATATTAGGATCACCGCACAGGCGGTTAGACAAAGGCAGAAAAGGCTTTGCAGGAAATTGAAAATTTATCCAAAGCCACCGCACAAAGTAAGAAAGACATATGGAACTATTCTTATGGATAACAATGTGGATAAGAGACTTGTTATGGATCAGATGGGGCATACAGATATTATGACATCAGAAATACACTATCATAGGAACAGGAAAACCATTGAAAAGAAATCGTCTATTTTGAGTAGTATACCAGATTTACAGGCAAGGTGA